TTACGAGCTTGACGTAACCTTGAGTTAGGATTCTTTGCTGCTTTAGGAAACTTCTTCATTTGTCCTGCACTACGTGCACAGAATGATTTACGTCTCTTAGCAGCTTTAGAACCTTTTTTAACCTTTCCAGTTACTGCTGTTTTTAATTTACTACCAGGGTTGGCTCTACGATAGGCTGCTACACCTTTCTTAGTCATTCCTGCTCCAGCTTTAGTCTTTCTAAAATTACCAGACTTAACTGAAGTTTTAATACCCATCCCTTTTTTTCTAGTAGTTGCCATGTCTATCCACAGAATAAAACAGTGTTGGTAACATTAGTAATAGTGATTACAGCAAAGTCTGAAAGACTACTACCATTTGAAGTTGTTAATATACCCATACCAGGAAGGAACATATCTTGTGTTCCAGTTGCACTTGCTGGTGTTGCTATATTTAATAACTCTGTACCTGAACTGCTATTCAAGTTCATTTTAACGCTACCTGCTGAACCACTAGCTAAATAATAGAACCCTTTTAATCGAGTTCTAGGTAAAGCTATTGACCCAGTAGTTCCTATACTTACATTACCTGCTGAAGCACCTGAAGCTGTAATACTTGTAATCTTAGCAAAAAAATTACTAGAATCAGCTGTACTAGAATCGGCACCTGTGACGACTTCTGTAGTTGCTTTTCCTGTTATAGCATCAGCTACAGTAATACCAACGATAGTAAATGTAATTCCACTGTCGTCTGCTGCTGAAGTAAATCTAACTTTATAACCAACCCCGTTAGGGCCTGCGTCATCGGTAAGTAAGGTCAGAGCCCCAGCACCCGATATGGATGCTGCTGCTCTATAGTATGTAGCACTTGTGGAAGGGGTTACTGCCCATATATCTCCATTACTGCTCATATTATTCTCCTATTAACTAACTGCTGCACTAAAAGGTGTAGCTAAGTTTCCAGTACCACCTGTGATAACTGAAACACTCCATTTAGTTGAACTGATAGCTGTACATGTGATTGTAGCGTGTGTTACACCACCTGTTGTGCTTCCATTTAATGTAATAGTATCTGATGCAGCTGCTGTTACAAATCCTTCCATGTTATCATCTGTATCTGTGTCAACGATTGTCGCTGAACCAGTCATAACGTCATTTGCGTTTGCAACTTGAACCACTAAATCTCCAGTTTTTGTTATTGAGTTTACTATTGTGAATGTAGCACCAATGTTATTTAGATTGTCAATATCAGAACTTGGTCCTGAACTTGCTCCGTCTGCTGTTGCATTTAGTGCTGGTAATGTGTAAGTTACTGCTCCAGCAGCATCGTTATGTACGATTTTGCCTGCATGTGTAGCGACTGTTAAAGCTACGCTTGAGTCAGCGTCTATGACATTACCTGGTCCTGTGTTAATAAATCCATTTTTGGATACTACTGGACCCGAAAAAGTTGATGTAGCCATCTTATATCTCCATACAAAGTTAAAACTTACCTATCGTGTATGCGTCTGTTCGGGGGCAGTTAGATAAGTTCTATGTTTCCCGATAAGTAAATTATACCTATTTTGAGAATAAATAAAAGAAAAAAGAAAACCCAGCGAGAGATTAGCTGGGTTTCCAAAGTAGTGTTCAGAACTATGAAAAACTGAACACTCTCAAGTGTGCTTATTAAGCACCTTGTGAACCCCACATTCCTAATGGGTCGGAGAAACCGAATGAATATCTTTCACGGGCTTTGTATCTTACATTACCTGTGTCGAAGTCACCGTCCATAGATGTAGTTAATGGTGTTCTTACAAAGTATTTCATACCATTTGGTACATCTGTTGTTAAGAAGTATGCATCAGTATCTGTTAGATAGTGGTTAATTGCATATCCTTCAGGAATTGCACCATTGTTTTTCAATGCGTTAAGGTCATTATCAGCTGTACCAACTCTTTGGTCAGTCTCTAATAATCTTGTTGCAACGAATTGTAACGCTGGTGGGATAATTAGTTTACGTGGCTTAGCAGCAATCAATAAACCTCTTTCATCTGTCCATGCAGCTATTTGAATAACCGCATTTTCTAATGATGACTCGTTTAAGTCAGCAGCTGTTGATTGAGTATTACTGTTTGTACCACCTGATACTAATGGATGGTCTGTAGCAAATAATGTTTTGCCATCACCACCGTTTGCATCAGAGAAACCATTGTTTAGAATGTTCGCAGCTTTCACTTGTTTTGTGTTAGCCATTGAACGTGCTAAAGCTTTTGTGTATCTCGCAGATAAAGTATCGTAAAGGTTATCCTCTACAGCTTCTTCTGTTAGTGAGAAACCTAAAGCTATGGTTTCGTGATTGTATCTAGCTGTGAACGCTTCTTGAGCATTGTCGTAAGCGATAGCAGCACCCTCGTCTTTAACGGGAGCCTGACCAAAGCCAGATAGTTTTGTTTCTTCTTCGAAACTACGTTCTGATGTTTCAGACTCGTAGATTTCTGTGTGCTCTTCTCCATAACGACTGTATTCCATTCCGAATAAAGCATTAAGGCCTGGGAGCAACTCTTTTAATAACTGAGCTCTTGAAATTGCCATTGTTTATTCTCCTTTATATACCTGTTGCGTTAGTGTAAGAATGCTGAGCAATATTGAACTTCACTAACACGTCAGTAAACGCATCGCCTACTTGTGAGTTTGGTGAGTCAACAAAATCAACAATTCTGAAAGCCTGTGTAGTAGTCGCTACTGTTGCATCTAATGCAGTTGTAGAGTTACCTGTCACAGTTGAACCAGTTGATGTAGATTGCACTGCAGCTAATGGAGCGTTTGCACCAAGACCAGCTTGGGCAATAGATGCATCAGCTTGTATTTGAAATACTACATCAGGGTCATCGACAACATAGCCGACAGCATCAGATGCTACTGTGCTTGCTGGCCAATATTGAGCGAAAACCTTTTGTTTTGAGTTTGGGTCTGTATAAGAACATCCAACGAATACTCCTACTGTTCCTGCAGGGAAAACTGAAGAGTTAGAACCAATAGTGGTTACTATCTCAAGTGTTCCTGCTGTAACGATAGATACAACGCTTCCGTTGAAGATGTTTGTGTCATACCCAGACGCTATTTTAATTTGACGAGTAGAACCAGCATAAGGCTGTCCACCAATCAAATTTACGGGTTTTAGACCGTAAGGTGCGGCTGTTGATGCCATAATAATATCTCCTTAAAAAAATTATCTTTTACCTTTAGAAGTAGTAGATTTTTTATCAGAGAATAACGGCATTCTAGGGTCATTCTGTCTCATTAGGTTGTTATCTACAGCCTGTTCTTGAGCTCTGGCTTTATCCCTGTAGTATTCATTTCTCTGGTCTACCATTTCCTGTGGCATTTTACATAATAGCAGTCCACCAACCTCTATACCGTCCTTGAATCTTGAGTTAGGGTCTGCTGGTAAATTTACTTCTGGGTGGTCTGAATGTTTCACAGGCTCCCAGCCTTCACGCATACGTGAGGATACATTTAGATTATCAGCATCATTCAATAATGATACTCGGACCCAACGATACGCCCATCCAGCTTCATGCTTGATTTCTGGTAATGTTGAACGAGGTTCCCATACTTTGTTTCGAACATCAGTATCTTCACGAGTTACTGCTTCTCTACTTGTACGACTTTTAGCTTTGTTATCCATTTGTACTCTCCGTTTTAATTAGTTCGCGTGCATATTGCTCTGGTGTTAGCTTGAATTTCTTTGCTAAAGCTAACTGTGTTTTAGTCAATCTAACCTTTTTAGGGCCAGTTGACCTTGTTGCTGGAGCAACTACAGTTGAAGGTTTGCGTTGGGCAGGTTTAGCCTCTTCCAACGTATCAGTCCCAAAATTTTCTGGGAATCGTTTTTGCATAGTACTATCAATACTACGGTAATATTCGTCAGACGATGGGTCCACCCCATTTCTAACTAATTTCTCATGCAGTCCTAGTGCCAATGAAGTCATTTCTTCGTCCTGTCCAAACCATTTGTTTCTCTCTTGCCAAGCAAGAGCTTTTGCATCTGGCTGTGGAACCGTTGGTCTAACTGTTTCTTGCTCTGAAGATAACGCATTTGCTTCAGTTTGTAAAGTCTCTTTAGTAAATTGAGGCTTTCTATCCTGAGCTTGTCCCAGTTTGTATTGAGCTTCATTCATTTTAGTTTGAGCTTCCACTAACTTTTCACTATCACCCGCATCATAAGCTTCTTTATACTCTCTTTGAGCAATCGCTAAATCGCTTGTATATTTCTCTTGAAGAGTTTTAAGATAGTCTTCTTCTCCTGTTGAAAGAGTTTCTCTAAGCTTTTGATTTTCTTCCACAGAAAGTGCTGCAACTCTACTAGCTTCTTTTTCACGTCTTTGAGAGGCTTCTTTCTCACGCCTTTCGTCATGCCATGCTTTTTTAAGTTGTGCCATTCTGTTTTTTACTCTATCTGAATATTCATCTAAAGTATCAGCTTCAAGCTCTTCTTTAATATTCTCAGGTAAAGGGTCTCTGTTTCTATCAGCTTTAGGAGTGTCATCTTCAATCTCAATATCAAAATCTAACTCCTCTTGTACAGGCTCAGCTTCTTTTTTAGGAGCTTTTTCAGCAACTTCAACGTCACCTGTCTTCTCCTCAGAAGCAACCTTTTCAGCTTCGCTAGCCTTTACCTCAACTTCCTCTCCCTCCATCTCTAATTCATCAGGGATTTCATTGATTATCTTTGCCATCTTTGCTCTCCATGTTATGCACGTTCGTAGCCACGTGGGTCATCCACTACAGCTTCTACTGTGTCGTCATTAATAATGCGAAACTCTTGTCCATGTATTTTGATTCGAGTTCCAGAATATGCCCTAGCTATAATAAAGTCTCCTTCTTTACACCAAGGACCTGTAGGAAATCTGTCTTTATCCAAGTAACACATATCTCCTAACTTCATTACAAATAAAACTACTGTTGAATGTTCTTCAATATTTCTAGTTTTATCTGATTTGATTATCCCACTATCATATGTTTCATCTACCTGTGGCACCATACATAATATACGATAGCCTTGGACATCAGGTAACTGAGTGGGTTTAGTTTCTTGTGTATCTACTTTTGGTGGATTTATAGGTGCACCAGATGCAGATACTATTTCTTTAGTTGGGGTTTGTATTTCACTCATCGTCTTCCTCCATATTTCTCATTATAGAAGCTATAAGACCTTGAGCTATTTGAAAGCCTCTGATAACACCACATGCGTGCATGTATTGTGCGTATTCTTCGGCTCTACCTTGTGCCATATCGTCTTTCATGCGTTGCTCTTCCTCGCCTAATTGATTAGCGAGAACTTTTAACTCGTCCATTGCTCTCTCCTGTTTTTAAGTTTGCGTTTTATTACGTTCCTTCTGTTGCTTTACGGCTTCAGCACCTAACTTAGTGCCTTCCATAAATTCTTTTGCATCCAACTCTTTTTGTTGGTTGACTGCGTCAGCACCAATCTTGGCACCAGCGATTCTTTCTTGCGACTCCATTTTTGCTTTCTCTAACTGGAGTCTTGCTGCGTCTATAGCAGAGTCATCATTCATTTTCTTAGCTTTTGCTTGAGCTTCCATTTGTTTAATTTGAAGCTCTTGTTGTTGCATTTGTATTAATGGGTCTTGCTGTTGTTGAGCAATCTGCTCTTGTTTAGCTTCAGCTGTATTTTTCTGTAGTAATTGGTCAGCTGATTTAGCAACAAGTCTAGATAGTTCAACTTCCACATCTTCAGGTAACGGCTCACCTGGTGGTGGTAGAGGAGCTCCAAGCTCTTCTTCAATTTTGTTTCTATATGCAAAGGCAATATGCTCTGCTATATGTGCTTCCATCGCTGCAAATACTTTATTAGCGTTTGGACTTTGTCCTATAAGTTCTCTAATTTTAGGGTCGTTAATAAATGCTAAGTGAGTTTTAATGTGTGCCTCATGGTCTTGATAAATAAATGCTTTCACAGGTTTACTGTTAATAATATTCATGTTCTCTGTAACAGGGTCCATAGGTTTCATATTATCTTTTTGTGGTATTAGTTTTTCTGCATTCTTAACACCAAGCACATCTAACATCTGACGGTTAAGTTCTATCATGTCGTAGATGTCTGGATTCTGTTGTGCTAACTGCATGACTGCTTGGTACTGAACTACTTTTTGTGACATAGTTGCAGCATTAGGGTCACTGACAGGTATAACTTCTACCTTATCGTAGTCACTTTGTTTAGCCATTCTTGAACCTGTCTCAGGTGTATAGGCATAATCAGCAGGAGTAAAATCTCTAATAATACCTTTGAGTAGTCTAAACTCTTGTCGCATAGCATAGTGAATACGGCTCTGCACCGCAGACATAACTTTTAATGTTCTTTCTAAGATAGCAAGTGTTGTTCCTACAGGAGCATTAGCTGACATGTCAGAAACTTTTAAATCAGCTGCACTAGCAAACCTTCTACCTTCATCAATAATTTGATTCATCAATGAATTTAAAACTTGACTTGGCTCTTTATAAGGGAGTGGTAATATATTATCTCTAATGCTACCTGATGGTACATCTACATCTCTAAACTCAGCAGGGGATATTGGTGTTTCATCACCTTTGATTCTAAGTCCTCTAGACTTAAACCCGCCTGGTAAGTTAGATAGTGTACCTGCATCAACTAATTGTCTTAATATCATAGTACCTGATTTAGCAAACGCACCTATTAAGTGTATTAAACCAAAGTGGTAAAAACCAAAACCAGGGACATAACCATAGTGCACAAAGTGTTGACGTTTTTGTTTAGTCTTATCGTCTTGACTATAGTTACGTCTAATAGATAAAACTGTGTTTGTGCTTTTCTCTATAGTTACCACATATGGCAAAGCAATACCTGTCTCTTTACCATCTTTGTCTTTATCTTCATATCCCTCTAAATCTAAATCAACATGCATCTCTAATATCTTAAAGCGACTATCAGTAGTTGCACTAAACCCCATCTTCTCAGCTATCTTTTTCTCTACATCATCTAGGTCGTAAGTTGGCTCACCTAAATCTATATCTCTATAGAATCCTCCAACCTGTAACTTACGTAAATCATTTTGTGTTTTACGCATTACATGAGTTACACGTTCTGCTGTTTCTAAATCCGAAGCACCATATGGTACAACGATATCTTCAGCTGGAACATACATAGATACTTGACGTTCTAAACTAGGGTCATAGTAAACTTTTTTAAATGCGTTACCTGCAAGACCTAAACCCCATAACATTCTCTCATGCTCTGGTCTATATTCTGTCATCTTCTCAGTCAACTGATAGTTCATGTTTTCTTGTACACGAGCCGCTGCATCTTTACACTCTTCAGTTTCTTTACCAATGATTTGTGTCTTTACAGGACCTGCTGCTGGAAATGTTTCGGTCATAGTCTCTGCTTGAAACTTGACAAGGGTTTCTGTTAATAGTGGATGGTAGACATTACATGCTCCTTCCCACGGTTCACTTCTATCTTCTAACTTAAGACCTAGAAGTTCTAATCCGTCTACATAAGTATCTAGCCAATCTTTACGAGAACTTACATCACCTGAGTAATCATCAATTAAATCACTTGCTAATTTTTCTAAGTCATCATCATCAATTTCTTCAGCAAGGTTTTGATTAAACTCATCATCATCCATACGGTCTGGGTCAATATTAATCTCCATACCGTCAACACTGATGTTAACTTCGTCTGGGTCTACAATTTCAATCTCTAAATCAGGCTCGTCTTGAGCCAACTCTTCCATACTTTTTGGAGCTTCGTATAAACCCTTATCAACATCTGCCATAATTTTTTCCTATAGTATACAAATGATTACTAGTACTACTAGTACTACATTTATTATTAGATTGTATTTGGTGTGGATTTTTCTTAACCACTTAAGTTTCTCTCTTATAAATTGATATAACATAATTATCTCCGTTATTAAATAACATACAGACGTTTCTGATTGTACCTTTTAAAACTACGAATGTCATCTTCTTCGTCACTCGGCAACCTAATAAATCCGCCCTGCCTGAATCTCATCAAGGCAAGCGTTGTCGCATCCACTAGGTCATCATTCGCACCTGAAGGAAAATCGTTACATTCTTCTATCACTTCATGTGCCCACCTTCTATCTGGTGCCCATACTATACCTGAACTAAATAAATCAGACACAGCATTTACTCTACTAATTTTATCCTGTCCTTTGCCTGGTGTAAACTCTCCTACAGGAATACCCATACGTCTAAACTCTTGGTAAAGTGCAGCACCATTTGATTTCTTCTCTACCACAAACGCATCTGGCTCCCATGATGAATATTCTTCAAGACATAACTCTTTGAGTTCTGGGAACTCTAGTCTCTGTTTAATAGCATCTAGTAACATTATGTTGTAGTTGTTGGTCTCTTCATTCATAAAGACACCCCATGTGGTTAATGCATTATAGTCAGCACGATTGTTTGCTTCTTGAGCAGCGTCAAGCGTCATAATAATAAATTCACAGCCAGGAGGATTCTCTCCTTCCCACATGTTCCACCATTCTCTCTTAATAAGTGCCCCTTCTTCAGACACTGGGTTTTGCATGTATTGTGCGTTCCAATATCTTATATCTAAAGCTGCACGTCTAGCGGTAAGTTCTTCTAATGGCCAGAACTCAGGCCACAATGGCTTCTCCTCACCATTTTCTTCTAGTATTGCTGGGAACTCTACTACTTCCCAATCATCTACTTCATCATTCTTCACCATCTGGTTAACAATCTGCCCCGTCAAGTCTAATTTAGACCAACGAGTCATCACTACAATAATCGCACCACCTGGCATTAGACGTTGTAGGGGTCCTGACTGAAACCATTCCCATGCTGGTAGAAAAACATCTGGCTTTCCTAACTTAGCGTCTTGCTCCGAGTGAGGGTCGTCAATAATGAATAAATCGGCACCACGACCAGCCAAGGCACCACCCACACCAATAGCAAAATACTCGCCATTAAAGTTTGTACCCCAACGGGACGCTGACTTAGAGTCTGCTTGTAGCGAGACATCTGGGAATATATCCTTGTACGAGTCCGAACCAACCAAATTTCTAACTCTACGACCAAAGTTGACAGCCAAATCTGCAGTGTGCGAAGCCATGATGACCTTTTTTGCAGGGTGTTTTCCCAAAAACCACGCAGGAGCGAGATAAGATATAAGCTCACTTTTCCCATGACGAGGTGCAATATTAACAATAACCCGTTTACGCTTTCCTTCAGCGATTTCTTCAAATAATTTAGCAAGTTTTGCATGATGTGCTCCTACTTTGTAGTCTGGATAGACATGTTTAATAAATTCTAAGAAAGTTTTACCGCCAGCTTCCTTAACTAGCTCTGCTTTGTAGTCTTGGAGCAGTTTTAGGTTGCGTTGCCTTTCGGATTCGCTCATTTGTGGGAGTGCTTGCTCTAATAACTCTAAATCTTTAGGGCTAATCATCTTCAAACTCCACATCTTGTACTTCAACTACTTCTTTAGTATGTATAATCTTACCTTTGAGCTCATCAATCGTCTTTTTAAGCTCTCTTTCTAACTCTTCACCTGACTTATTAATGTGTGTGACCTCAGTTTTCTTCTTAAATGCGTCAACTCCGTCTATTTCGCCAATCGCCTTCCACGCACTGATGCGTTCTCTGGGTGATTTAGCAAGGGCTGCCTCTTGTAGTAGACCGTTTAGAACCGAAAGTTTAATATTAGCGAGGTCTTCTGTGACCATATGTGAGGTAGTGGACACTAAACCCGCTAAGTAAGCTATCGTTTCGTTAGGATAATTACCAAAATCTGGCTTCACTTTTGGATTTGCCATCATTTCTGTGGCCACTTCCTTTGCCTGCTCCATATTCTCTGCAGATGGCTCTATGTTTTCCCCTGCTAAATCAGAAATAAGCTTAACTGTATTAGCTCGCATCATAAGCTCTTCATCAGGAGACATGTCGGGTAGGGCTTCTCTGGCATTTTTTGGTAGTGGGATATTGTCCTCTATGTTTGGGACCATCACCACTTGGTTTTCGGAAGTGTTTTCTGTCTTCATGTGTCGCTGTTTACACCTATGTATATTATTTGCAGCTTACTTTACTTACTCCGAGTATAATATATAATATAAGTGTTGACAACAAAATACTATGAGGATTTACTATGAGAATGGACATGAACAAAGAGGGAGTTTTACATCTAGATTTATTTGATGTAGAAACCCAAGAAGAGCAAGACCAATTTATATATTACTATTTGGGATTGTCAAGACCTATCAAAAAGAAATTTGAGAACGCATACTACAGCTTATACAACAAAAAACTTTTAGCTGAACCAGAAGCACAACTTATTCACACAGACTTAAATGGTGTAACTCACATTGAAGTGCACCCTAACGACATACTTAAAAACTTGAGAATGATAAAACAAACCTTATCAGGAGATATTGTCGTAGAAGATGAAAACGAATAAACCTTTTGAGTATAAGAAATCAAATTACCCTTTGTATATTGTAGTTTGGAAAGACCACACGGCTGATAGTTCTTGGAAAACAGCAGAGGAAGTAGCAAAAGAAAAGCACGTGCTTGCCTATAGTATAGGATATTTAATACATCAAGATAAAGAATGCGTAAAACTATGTAACACCTACACTTCTGATGACGGTTGGGGTGGATTAGACTTGATACTAAAGTCTTGCATTGTTGAAATGTATGTGGTAGAAATGGAATAAGTAAAGTTTTAGGACAAATACAGTCCCCTACGTAACGATAATTTTTGGGTCTTTTTGTATTTATTTTTCAGCCCAAGTCTCGAGTTATTATTTATTGTCGTTACTTTCTTTCCCCCACGTTTGCTGGGGGTTTTTTTGTCTACAGTTTATGAGGCATCAACCCACGATAGTATAACCTTCTATACTGTCCGTTAATTTTACGGTTTGGGTGTGCTGCCATTATCTTTGCGAGTGTGTAATACATATCGCCTCCCTTGTTGAAACTTAGGTAAGCTTTTCTCCCATGCTTTATGGCTTTATTGAGTATACCTTGGTTTTTGAATTTTTTGCAGAAAATTTTTTTGTATTTGCCTTTCCTTTGATGACGGGGGGTACTTTACATATAGAGGGGGTCGGTGGCTGGCTTTACATATTTTTCTGATTATTTGTGTAAATTACTATGTATACACATAGTGCATACAATATGCTGACTTGGGGGGATATGGGGTATGTGGGTATATTAGAATATAATAATATTAGCTAAAGTTCAAAACGCGAAAAATCGCGTTTAAGATTTTATATTGTTTTACTGGGGACAATTATTTTTATTTATTGGATTTGAATTACTTTACTTATTACTTGATTATGGTAAAATTTATTTATGGTTATGAAGTTTATATAACCATATTTTATTAATAACTAAAGGAAAATAAAATGACAGTAAATATAAAAACAATCAGAAGTGATTTAAAAAACTTAGAAAGCTCGGACAAACTTCAAGCCAGTATATTTGAGAAATATATTTCAATATATAAAAGCGACAGTAAAATGTCTGGGATTAAAAAAGATGTTCAAACAGTGCAATTTGAAATGATACTTTCCGAACCAGCATATAAGGCTAAATTAGGAATTTATACTTTAGATAAGAATGGTAAAATAAAATTCCATAATGAAAAATCTAAAGATGAAATTTCAAAAAGTGCATTAAACTTTTCAAAGGAATTTATCATTAATGGTAATATGAAAAAGACTAAAGCACAGATTGATGAAAAATTGTATAAACACATCTTAAGTCTAAAAAAGGAATTTACAGACGCCAAGAGTAATCGTTGGACAACTTTTGTGGGAAGGGTAAAAAATGCTATGAAGTTACAAGAAAAAGCCAATGATAATAATGGAAAGGAAGTGAAGAAAAAAGACAAAAATATTGAATTAAACCTTATGGAAAGTTTATTTAATAGTCTTTTTGGTAGAGATGTAGTAAATGACAAAAAACCTATTAATAAAAATGCTTTTTTAGTAAGGTTATTAAAAAGTGAAGAAGGGTATAACATAGAGAAATTTTTAAAATTTATGTACCCAGCATTTATTCAATATCTACAATCGCAAGATTTAAAAACTGATGAGTTTACTTTAGAAAAAATCAAGAGTGTAATATCAGAGGTTGAAAAATCATAAGTTAAAACTTGCTAAGCCAGTGGGGCTGTCTTCGGATAGCCCCTTTTTTTTGTCTACGCGAAAAATCGCGTCTGGACTTTCTAGCCAGTTTTTAATAAAGCTAAAGTTAAAGCTAAAGTTAAAGTTAAAATTTTTTTCTAACCCGTTCTCGCCAGTTATCTTTATGACCAGTTCTATTATAACCAGTTCTTTGACTAAAGTTCTAGCTTACGCCTTCTTCTGTTCCTGTTCCATATGTAAAGTACCATTGTTCACTTTTTTGTTCACATTTTTTTTGACTTAAGTACTTGATTTTATTCCATTGTTCCATTGTTCACAGTTTTTTGAGATAGGACAAAAGTTTTTTGTAAAGTGAGAGGTCTCGCCTCTGGTTTTCGCGATGTAAGTTTTATTGCAAATGGATTTGTCCTCTAAAAAAAGCGTGAACAATGGAACAGAGCCAAAATTGACCATAGTTAACCTAATATATAAAATAATATATATAATAAAAACAATAACTTACTTAAAACAAAAAACCAAAGTTTTCCCTGTTCCTGTTCCATAAGTAAAGTAGAGGTGTTTTGGAACAGTGAACAGAAAATACCCCTAACCAGTAACCAAAGCAAAAGACCTGTAGGGTGACGCTATTTGTCAGGACGGCTTCCAACAACGACACCATTATAAAAAGTTCACAATAAGCAAAACATAAAAATAGCATCACGCCTTCTTGAACCTACCTTAGTGTTTTAGTCGCAGTCAAATGTGTACTACAATAAATAACGCAGACCGAAACATATCCCCGAGCCTGATAGTTTTTATCAACAACAAAAGTTCACACTAACAAAAAACATAGACCTCAAGAATTTCCCCCCAGAGAGAGTTTTATACCAACAGCAAAAGTTCACACTAACGAAAAACATAAACCCTAAAAATCCCCCTTGACCGAGAGTTTTACACCAACAGCAAAAGTTCACACTTATAAATAACATAAACTGTCTAGTGCTATCCACTATTAAAAAACACAACATATAGTAGACCGAAGTAAACAACACTAAGCAACGACTAAAGTGGCTAGATAGTGTAGGAATTATAATCACTTGACTTATTGATTTACTTATAGTATAATGTTCATAATGGTAGAAACATATTTACATACCATTAATTTTTATTAACCACAAACGCGAAAAATCGCGTAGGAGAAAAAACTATGAGAGTAGCAAACAAAAACGCAAGTAAATATATCAACGAGCTAAAAGAATTTAAAGGCTCATACAATAAATATGGAAAACATAACGCAAGTATCTTTGCAGAAAACGAGTCGGCTTTTGATATGTATGGTGAAGATTTATATGTCGTATACAGTTATGGCTATCACTTCCCTATGTACATCTATGACCGACAAGCTGGGATATGGATAGGCAGTAGCGATAGACATTCATCTTCAACATCAAAACATCAATCACAATGTAGACCTAGTGAGAAAATACATTGTTGGCTAGATACTGCTGATGAAATGAAAGAGTATATAAGATGTGGCTCTTTGATGACATATATGGAAAGCAAAGCAAGACGAGAGGTTGCATAATCAAACTACAAACGCGAAAAATCGCGTGGGAGAAAAACTATGACAGTAAAAAATATATATGGACACGAAGTCGTAAATGTAAAATATCTAGACGAAAACTTATGCGACTTAATTCAAGAGTATATGCCAGAGGGCTGGGTATCGGAAAACAACGAGCTGTTCTTTGATGATGAGGAAATGGTTAGTCAGTTTGACGATGCAGTAGAGATACTTACCAGACTAATCAGTAAAGTACAAGGGGTAGACTATGAGTAAATCAATGAAAGCAATCTGTTCCGACTGTGGTGCATATTACAGTAGGAAACGACTAGAGGCAGGTTTCAACACTTGCCTTGACTGTGGGGAAACTCAAGCTAGACAAGTAAATCACACAATCGTACCAATGCACAAGTCCAACTATATCGTAGTCAGCGACAAAACAGACTTGAAAGGTATCAATAACAAGGGAGGATTTTACAGATGAGTATTGAAAAAAGACTATTAAAACTATTGAGAGATGAAATTGAAAACTATGACTTAACACCACATATAAGGCGTGTACTAGAAGATGAAGAATATGTCGCTAAACAAGGTGGTGATAAAC